CCGAGCGGCGCACGACGGACACGGACGGCTCGGCTGCGCTTCGCTGGTACGATGACGTGTCCGTATTTGCTGCTATCGAGCCAGCATCGGGCCGTGAGCGGTTCTTCGGTATGCAGTTAGAGGCAAGCATCACCCACAAGATTACGATCCGCTACCGGGCGGATATGGCCCCAAAAAAGCGGCTGCTCTATAACGGTCGGGCTTTCCAGGTTCGGGCCGTGCTTAATCGGGACGAGCGTAAGCGTTTTCAGGAGTTGCTCTGCGAGGAAGGGGTGGCGACATGAACCGGGTCGCTGTTCGTGTTACGTCTACCGGCAAGATCAGGAATGTCGAGCAGGACTACATCCGTCGCGTAGGTCGGGCGGTCAATGCCTCCGTGCAGATCGTTCGGCAGTCTGCGCTCGACCTTATAGAGCGCTCGCCGAAGACAGGCAACACTTATAAGCGCGGGAATAAAGTGCATCGCGCATCTGCTCCTGGCGAGCCGCCAGCGACCGATACCGGGTTCCTCGTCTCGCAGATTTACGGGCGGGTCGATGCTGACAAACTCGGCGGACAGGTCGAAAGCCGCGCCCCGTACAGCAAATATTTGGAATTCGGATCTGATGGGGGCAAGATCAAAAAGCGGCCTTTCCTCGTCCCTGCGCTTGAAATGAACCGACCCCGTATCCGGGCGATCTTTGCGAGGCTGAAATGAGCCTCTATTCGTTTAATCTAGCCTCGACTGTATATGCGGCCCTGACCGGCGATGCGACGCTTATGGGGCTTGTAGAGGGCGTCTACGATGACGTCCCGCAGGACACGGACTATCCCTATATCGTGGTCGGCGAGGAAACGACGATCAACGCCGGGACGATGACGGTTGACGGGCTGGAGCACACGCTGACCATCCATGTCTGGTCGCGGTATCGCGGGTTGAAAGAGACAAAGCAAATCATGGAGCGAATCTACACTTTGCTTCATAATTCGAATCTAACGGTCACAGGTGCGTCGCTAGTCAATCTGCGACAAGAATTCAGCTCGACATTCGTTGACGCTGATGGACTCACCCGGCACGGCGTCATAAGATTCCGGGCGATGGTGTTCGATCAATGAGGTAATCATGGCAGCTCAAAAAGGGGCGGCGCTCCTGGTCAAACTTGGCAACGGTGCAAGCCCGGAAGTCTTCACTACGGTTGCGGGTCTGCGGTCAACTAGCATCACTATGAACGATGAGCCGGTAGACGTCACGAACAAGGATAGCTCGGGCGTTCGTGCGCTGCTCGCTCAAGGTGGGGTGCAGAGCTACACTATCAGCGGGTCGGGCGTGTTCTTGGATGCCGCTGGGGATGATACGCTCCGGCAGAAATACGGGGCGGCGACCTTTGCGAATTTCCAGCTTATCGTGCCGGACTTCGGAACCTTTACTGGTTCGTTCATGGTTGCGAGCTTGGAATATGCCGGGGAATACAACGGCGAAGTCACCTATTCGCTGACGCTCGAATCTGCGGGCGCTGTAACCTTCGCTTCCGTCTAAGGGGTTCATCATGGCCGCACAAAAAGGTTCTGCGCTGCTGATCAAGATCGGCAGCGGTTCGCCAGTTTCGTACACGACTATCGGCGGGCTGCGCTCGACGTCCATCAGCATGAACGACGAGCCGGTCGATATAACGAACAAGGACTCCGCTGGGGTGCGTACCTTGCTCGCGCAGGGTGGCGTGCAGTCTATGACCATCTCGGGTTCTGGCGTGTTCACCGATGCCGCGAGTGAGGCGACGCTGCGGGCCGCGTTTGGGGCCGCGTCGTTCTCTAGCTATGAGCTTGTGATCCCGGACTTTGGCACTTACACCGGGACATTCATGGTTGCAAGCCTAGAGTATGCGGGCGAGTACAACGGGGAGGTGACTTATAGCGTCACGCTGGAGTCCTCTGGGGCCGTCTCATTCGCGTGAGGTTGATATGTGGAAAACCGTGCGAGCGAAAATTGGCGGCGTCGAAAGTGATGCCGCACAGAAGGGTGAGGACTTCACCCTGACGGTCGCTGTGGAAGTCGGCGACAAGATCGAGGTTGACGGAAATATTTTCTCGGTTCTCTCGGTAGAGGACTACGCCAATCGTGGCGAACTTTGGATCGTGAAAGGACAGGCAGATGGTAAATCAGCGGCGCGGCGAGCTAATGCTCCAGCTCGGGCAGAAGCAGCTCAAGGGTCGGGTGACGCTTGATGTTCTGGTACGGATTGAGGGCGCGATGGGCTGCGGAATCGTTAAGGTTGCCCAGCGGCTTCAGGAAGGGGATCTTCGGATCAATGACATCCTGGGCATCCTCACGCCTGTCATCCGAGCCGGAGGTAACGACATCGACCAAAAGGATGTCGGTGCTGCCGTTTGGGAGGCTGGTCTCGCCGAAGGAATGCGATGCGCCGGAGAAATCCTCGCGCTTGCGCTGACCGCAGGTGAAGCGGGAAACGGCGAACCGGCCAATCAGTAGAAGAGCTGCCTTGGTCGGACTTCATCAAGCTCGCGCTCGGTAAAATGCTGATTCGTCCCGCAGACTTTTGGGACATGTCGATGGAAGAGTTTTTCCTGGCAATCGAGGGGTTCCGCGAATTCCACGGGTCGGCAGAAAAGACTCCGATGACAAAGGGCGAACTCGCCGAGCTGATGGAGCTATACCCTGATGGCTAACACCACAGTCGATACCCTGCTAGTCCGCATCGAGACCGACCTCACTGGTCTTAAGCGCGGGCTGGATCAAGTCCAGCGGAACGTCGCCACCGCAGGCGATAAGAGCGCTGATGCCTTCCGGTCTATGGAGGGTGGGATCAATAGAGCTACTGGAGCCGCTGCCAAGCTCGGCGGCGCGATCCTGGCGGCTGTCGGCACTGCTGCGCTCGGAGGGTCGATCCTCGGCACGATCCGCCAGTTCGAGGACTTGGAAGCGCAGCTTAAGTCGGTTACGCCGGACCTAGAGACCGCTGGCGCAGCTTTCCAGCTCATACAGAAATTCGCAGCGACTACGCCATTCCAGCTTCAAGAAGTCACGCAGGCGTTCATCACGCTCGCCTCTGCGGGCATCGCGCCGACCTCAGACGTATTGCAAGACCTCGGGAATCTCGCGGCTGCTCGTGGCAAGAACATACAGGACGTCGCCCAGGCTGTGCTCAATGCGACGACGGGCGAGTTCGAGATGCTGAAGTCGCTCGGTATCGTTGTCCGTACCGAGGGCGACAATATCACTGCGACCTTCAATGGCGTGTCTAAAACGATGCAGAAATCCGGCATCGTAGACTACCTACGGGAGATTGGACGGGAGCGATTTGGAGATGCTCTAGCGAATCAGTCGAAAACTCTGACAGGCACGATTTCAAATTTAGGCGATGCGATAGCTCGCTTCCAGGTGGCGATGGGTAAAGCGGGCCTGCAAAAGGCCTTCATGGATTTATTCGGAACCTTGCTCAATGTCACTGAACAAGGCGATGGGTTGGCCGTGACGTTAGGCCGCACGCTAGCTGGCGCGGTGAATGTGCTGAATAGCATCCTAAAGCTGATGCGTGATTATTTAGATGAGATCATCCGCGCTGTAGTCGTCTTCCTAGCGGTGTTCACTGTCTCTAAGATCATCGCCATTGCTGGCGCTTTGATCACCTTGGCGAAGAATCTTCGAAGCGTCACAGAAGCGATGAAGGCGCTGAATGATGTTGCAAAGAAAAGCCCAGTCTTAATTATTGCGACGATTCTTGCTTTAGCTGCAACTCAGATGGAAGTCCTAGACCGGGTGATGAAGTCCGTCACTGATCGGTTCAAGGATACGTCAGAGGCCGCAAAGGACACCGAGAAAAATATAGATGAGCTGAATGACGTAATCACTAAAAAGCTCGGCGGCACAAAAGCTGAGCAATCAACGAAGAAATTTACGGATGCCATAAATGACATGAAGAGTCGCATCGCTGCGGCTCGGTTGGAGATGCAAGGCTTCACGAAGGAAGAGATCGCCGTCGCTAAGGCCGGAGGCGCGTTAGAAAACATCGATCTTGGTCAGGCGCTGATCGGTCCAAGGTTTAATTTCAAAGAGGCCGAGGACTTTATTTTCTGGACGACGAAATTACAGCGCACCACTGCTGATCTCGCACTAAAAAACATCGGTGACGAACTTACGCGGCTCGGTAGGGAAGTCGGTACAAGTGACCTAGATCGGGAATTCAATGCGCTCTTTTCTCCGGAGCTTCTCGCAGCGATTCAGCGATTCGGTATCAGTATCGAAGGCTTACGTGAGCGGTTCATGGGCCTGAAGTACACCCAGGCCGTTGCGGATTTCAATGAATCGATGCGGCAGATGCGGCTCGAAATGGAGCTGACCGACGTAGAGCGATTCGTCGATCAGCAGACCAGCAATATGGCGTTGTTAGTCAACCCACAAGCGCTCGCTAGGATGCGAGAAGAGGCCGCAGTCCTATTCGAGCGGCGCCGACTATTCGACCAAAACAAGCAGCAAGTCTCGTCGGGTATCGATGTTGCGAGACAATTCGCTGGTGAGGAGTTGCGCGTAGCCGAGGCCCTGACCGCAGTAAATGCCGCATACGAGGCGAAGAAAATCTCGACCGTTGACTATCTGAATGCGACGAAAGCGCTTCAGGGTCAGCTCAAGATGATGAATCCGATCTTCCAGAGCATCGAGAGCGTGGTTCAAAGCGCGACCGCATCCATGACGTCAGCACTGGTCTCCATGTTTACCGGCGCAGAGAAGGCAAAGGATGCCTTCCGGAACTTCTTTGGCGGGCTGGCGAACATGATCCTGAGCGAAGTCATGAAGATGCTCATCGTCGTCCCGATCATGAACGCAATCCGGGCCGCGCTCGGTATGCCGATGGTGCCGCAGATTACTCCGGCGATGGCCGACTCGGTTCAATTCGGCTCGAATATGTACTCCATGAATCAGCCTGGGGCGACGGCTGGGTTCAGGCAGCGGGCGGGCGGTGGTGCGATCATGGCCGGTATGCCTACGCTCGTTGGTGAGCGCGGGCCTGAGCTATTTGTCCCGCACTCCGCAGGAAAGATTGTAAACGGTAACAATACCGCCTCGCTCATGCGACAATCGCCTCCAGTGGTCGTCAACCAGACCGTTCAGGTCACGACTGGGGTGCAGAACACCGTGCGAGCCGAGATTCAGAACCTGCTGCCGCAGATCGCAGACGTCACCAAAGCTGCGGTCGCTCAGTCGGCTATGCGCGGCGGCTCGTTCAGGAGGGCGTTCGCATGACGGCTCCGTCCTACCCTTTGTCGCTCCCGTCTTCTCCCGGGTTCGTGCAATCCAAGTTCTCGCTCAAGCGTGCGGTGGCGGTGGCCACCTCTCCATTTAC